TATCTGGGACAGCTGCTCGACAAGTACGGTGGCGATGAATCCTTGGCTCTGGCGGCTTACAACATGGGACCGAATGCGCTAGATCGGATTCTGCGCACAGGCCAGCAGATCCCGCCATCGGTGCAGCAATACGTGCAGAATGTGCAGACAGCGGCCGGCGGAGCCGGAATGGTTGCGCCGTTCCTGGCCTATGCGGCGGCGAGGCCATTCCAGCTACCGGCGGCTCCTGAAGCATTGGCGGCGGCGAGCGCAGCCGGCTTGCCAGCACCACCAAGCTTCGGCGCAGTAACTCTGGGACCGCCAGACGTTGCCGGGTTGCAGCAGTTGCCGCAACGCGCCGGTCCGCTAAGCGCAAGCAGCCTACTAGGGCTGGCACTGGGAACCCTGGGCGGCAAAGGAGGAACCGCTGGCGGAGTTGGTCTGGCAGGTCTGCATTTGCCGACCATGGCAAAGATAATGCAGTTCTTTGGCCTGTCCAGAACACCAGTCACTGGCGAGACGCCGGGCGGGGAATCGTTAGCGCGAGCCGCAGGTGGACTGGGATTTAGTAGCCAACTGAAAGGAGTCTTGACCTCTCCGGCGGTCGGAATGCTGGCCACCTTGGGAGGCATGGCGCTAGCGACCAAGGGGTTGCAACAGTATAACGCTCCCGCGACTACAATTGGCGGCGGACTTGCGGGCGCTGGTTATGTCTTAACCAATCCCGCGCTTTTAGCGAAACTGGGTCCCGTCGGAATCGGTGCCGGCGCGGCTGCAGGGGCGGGCCTTGGTCTCTTCGCGTCCGGTTTCCAGCGGGGCGGCGGTGCCGGTCTCGCTATGTCTGTAGGCGGCGGCGCGCTGGCCGGCGCAGGGATCGGTTTCATGGTGGGCGGGCCGCTTGGGGCCGCGATCGGTGCCGGCATTGGTGCCGCAGCTGGTGCCATTAGCGGCGTAGTAAGGCTGTTTGTACATACCGAGCAGGAGCGCATCCGCCAGCAGATCAAGCAGGTCTACGGCATTGATATCAGCAATCGGCAAATTCTGACGCAGATCCAGCAGATCGTGGACCAGAAGTACGGCGGGTCTGTATCCATTGGTATCCGGTCGCAGGACGTGCAGGATATCGTGCGCTTGTATGCGCTCTCGACCGGACAGGCGGCCAGTCTGCCGCGGCCCATGTATGCGGCGACGATTGCCCAATCCCAGGCCGGCGGCTTCGCACTTCAGCCGGTATATCAAGGCGGCGTCTTGGTACAGAATCCGTATACAGGGCCGACCACATACCAATACCAGACCGCGGTCACCGCGGCGCAGGGCCTGATGGCCGGCACCAGCTTGGGCGTGCCGGGCGCTTCGAATGTGCTGAATCCAAGCATTTTTATGCAGCTGAATCCGCAGCAGGCGACTGATCTGTTCACCGGCAAGGTAGTGCAAGCCGTGCAGCAGAATCCTTCGGCCGTAGCTTCGTCCAATGCCGCAGCCACGCGAGCCGGCGATAGCCGGGTGACGCAGGCAGCGAATATGCTGGAACCATTAACTTCTCTCAGTTAATGCCATGCCCAACAATCTCAATCCAGCGAATCCTCAAGGCGTAATGCCGAAGCAGCTGTCGAAGTCCTTCCAGGCGGATGAACGTCTGGAAGCTCTGATCAACCAGTATCCTGATGGCACAAGCGACCGCAATGCCCTGGCGCTGAATACTCGGCACTACTTCCGCATGACGCAGGGACTGACTTCGACCGACTGGGCGGCCATGCGCGACTTCTACAACAGTCATCAGGGCAAGGCATTCTACTTTTATAATCTGCGCGAAACGGTACCACCATTCTCCTACGATCCGACCGGGCAAAATCCCGTGGGCCGGTATACGGTCGTGTTTGACGGCCAATGGTCCGACACTTACAACATCGCCCGTACGGACGTAGCCCTGCAGTTGCGCGAGGTGATCTGATTTGCCGGCAATCGATGTCCGCGACAGCCTGGGGCCGATACCGATCCCGGACCCACCTACGATCGGCGCATTTCCATTGCGCCCCGATTTCGGCGTGGGGATCGATTACAACCCGCCGTTAGTTGTTCATACCTTTGATCAGCCGGGACTGAAAACGGAGCAGCGCTTCCTCATGACGCCCGTGGGAGCCAGGCGCTTCCGGTTCGCCAAACACCACTTGTCCTGCCGGGAGTACGAAGATCTGAAGGCACACTTCGAGCAGGCGCAGGGCGCATATGCGCAGTTTCCATACACGGCATACGAACCTGGCGGCATCACTGAGACCGTAACCGCACGCTACGAAAACCCGGCGATTACCTTCGACTTTATGGTGAGTCTGCTCGTCAACGGTCCAGGCCTCAGCTTTCTCGAAGTACCACAGACTACACCAATCTATACCTCAGTGGCCCGGCTGACCCGGATACCGGATACGACGTTATCTCAAGCACTGCAGAACCAGTTTCAGGAAATCATCCCACTGATCACGATCGTGCCGCGCGGCAACACTGCCGACACGATCTACGTATCTAATCAGCGGCTCTCACTCGATGGGCAGCTCTACCTGCCGCGGCTGATCGACTGGTCGGGCATCTCGCAATCGCTTGGCGAAAATGCAGACTCAGCTTCCTTCAATTTCGGCAATGCGGACGGCATCTGGCAGCAGTTCGTCAACCAGGTGAGCTTATACGCGGCGTTGATTCAATTCTCCCTCTTCCATGTCGGCTCGCAGTACCGTATCGATATCTGGACGGGCTCAGCGGTGAATTGGGCGTTCGATACGTCGGGCCGCTTCCAGATCAACGCCAGTGACGGGGTCTACCTGCTCTCCATTGCTTATCCGGCACGCAAGATCCTGCGCACCTGCTGGAAGGTCTACAAGGGCCGCTGGTGTCCTTCCACAAGCAGTTATACGGATTGCCCCAAGGACTATGACAGCTGCGTAGCGCGCGGCGTGCCGCATAGCTTCGGCGGGATCGTGGTACCGCAGCAGAGTGTGCACATCAAAGACAACACAACCGGCGTGTTCGGTTTCGGACGCTCCAGTTTCAATTCAGTGACAGTCACGCAGGACACGGTCTACCAACGACCATTGCAAGAAATCTATACTGATGAGCCGATGATGGTGGTGCCGGACGTAGCGGCTGGCCGTGACGAAGGTGACTTCTACGCGGCCTTGGGAATCGTCGGCGACGGTCCCATCAGCGGCTACAACGGCAATCTGATCCTGCAGACGCTGGACGGTCAGCCGGCGCACGATCCGCTGCGCTTCGGCGGCTGGCGCGGAATCACCGGCACCGAACCATCCGGCACGTCTGACTTCGTTGGCATTAGCCAAGCGCCATGGACCAACCCAGACGGGTCGATCTTCATCCCGCCGGGCTCGACCTATACCGGCGGTATCGCTATGGCCGAGATCAGGCGCACTGATGCAAAAGGACTCCAGCTCTCCCCTGTCAGCGATCGCGCGATGCAGGTGAACGTGATCGGCGGGATCGGCGGCTGGATCTGGGACGAGCCGGGATCACGCCGCTGGTTCGGGGCGCTTCACAATTCGGTGTGGGTCGCGGTCAATGTCTACCTGCGCGGGCTTGGTCTGCGCGTGGATCAGAATAACCAGAACCTGGTGCCGGCGTCGGTCATGGAACAATACTTCGACGTGAATGCGGCCATCGAAGCGGCGGCGATCTGCGACACCATCGTGCCCAAGATGATACCGGCCGACGGCTCAACTGAGCTACAGTTTCCGTTCCGCGGCGTGCTCAAGGAGCAGAAACCATTACGCGACTGGCTGCGTGAAATATTGGCTGGCTGCCTGGGATATTACACGTTCGTCAACGGCAAGCTCTGGATCGGTATTCGGGTGAATTCAAGCGTGCTGGCCGGCAACGCTTTCACCAGGGCGCACATCCTGTTCAAAAGCTTGACCGCGGCACCGCTGGCACCACAATTTAACTGGCTCATCGGCGAATTCGGCGACGAGGAATTCGGCTGGCAGCTGAATAACGTGACCATCTATGATATCGATCATGCCAGCTTCCTGGGTACGGGCGATTCGCCGCAGTATCTGACGAACCAGACGTCATTTATTGGCATCAGCAATAAGAGCCAGTGTGCGCGCGTAGTGACTACGCGGCTGCGCGAGGAGATCGGCGGGCTGAAGAGCGGTACCGGACCACACGGCACCGGGGCGGGAATCGACGAGCAGACCAACGCCCGTAACTTTCAATTCCGCACCACGGTGCTGGCGCTCGGTACGCTGGTAGGCGATATCATCTCGGTCACGCACGACACCATGCCCGGCGGTTATGCCGAAGGCAGAGTGAGCAAGTGGACGCTTAACCCCGATTTCTCGATCGATATTCAGGCGACATCGACCACGGACGATATGTACGACATGGTGATCGGGCCCAAGCCGATCGACGTCACTGCGCCGCCGGTACCGCC